CATACACTTTTACTATGTCTGTGTAGTCTATGTCTACTGTAAAGCCTGGTATTAGCAGTAGTGTAAATCCTATATTACGTTTAAGTTCTTTGAGCCAAGCTACCTGTTGCTCCACTCTAAATGAGTCTAGTTCGTCTCTTTGTAAGTAATTCACGTAACCCATAACAGCATCTACGTGACCCTTTTCGTTCTCTGAGGCGAAGTTATCCCAGTTTGCAATACGATAGTTGGATAGTTCAGGCTTGTCTTTAAAGAACCAATACCTATATGGACTTGTTAATACAACTACAACTATATCATCTTTAGTAAGTTTATCACGTTGCTCTTTGACCTTGTGCATTATCCATTCGTTGCTACAACCAATGATGCTGTCGTTAAGCATAGCATCTACTCGTAGCTTACTTGCTAACTGTCTTGTCCAAGTCCAGTCTGTCTTATAGTCTACTGTGAATGAATCTCCGAATATGTATAGTGTCCTCATTACCACCACCCTATTGCTTTTGCGTTACCAAGTATAATCATAATACACGTTAGTATGTGTAGTACGATCCAAAACGTTCTGGCCGCTAGTGCCTTCTTTACGTCTTGCATTGATATTGGTAGAAACTCTGGCTTGTCTTCATCATTGATACCGATCGGCATACCAACTGTTCGAGCCCACGTTTTTAGAAAACGTCTTTGTCCGCTCATGTATTACTCCTCTTCGTCGTTGCCTAAATTAGCTAAGAATGATCTTAACTTTGTGCTATCGGTCTCAGCTTTAATTGGTTTTACTATTTCACCTTGTGTTGGTTCCTTAGGAGTATCTGGCTCCTTGTCTTGTGTAACACTTGAAGTTCTCTTTAGTCCTGCCATAACACTTGCAGTTGTTGATTGTCCATAACTGTTATCTTCATCTTCTGCAAGATCAGTAATACGTAAACAGTCTATGTTAAATTCTAAATCTATCTTTGCACCTACACCTGAACTACTTCTAGTTTTCATTAACTGTATTTGATATCTACCACGTTCACGCATAGCTCTACTTGTAAAGATACCTATAACATTATCAGCAGTTTGTATCTTACTTAAACCACCTGCAATATGCGAATGATCAAATTCTATTTCTTCAACACTAGCTCTGTTTAACTGCGATGCAGTAACAAAGATACATTGTAGTTCCATTGCCAAGTTTCTAAGTTCTTCAGATACAAATTTATCTTTAACAAATAAATCACTTGGACTTACTTTCTTACTCATTGGCATTAACAAGTCTAAGTAGTCAATTAATAATACATCAATCTTTCTGTTGTTCTTAACTTCATATTCTTTTACAAAACTTCTAATGTCATTTGCAGTCTTACCACTTGGCATATATTTGATCTGCATACTACCTGACTTCTTGCCTACCATCTTAACTTTCATTTCAACAGTATCAAGATCTCTAAATATTTCTCTGCTTGGAATATCTGTCATCATACTATCAATACGCATAGCAACTAAGGCTTCACTTAATTCTAGTGTTAAGTATACAACGTTCATTCCATTCAATGCCCAGTTACAACCTAAGTTTGCAAGGAACAAAGATTTACCTGCACCAGATCCACCTGCAAATATATTCAACTCACCTTTGTTGAATCCACCAAACAGTTTCTTATCTAAACTTTCCCAACCTGTGCTTACTTGTCCATTGTTATCTTTTAATCCCATAAGTCTACCTTTAGGATCTGCAAAGTAATCTATACCTAAGTCTTTTTGTAAACCTATCTGTACTGCGTCTTTAATTTTAGTTTCAACTGGACCATACTCACCCTTTTCAAGCAAGTCTGCACTTTCTAATATTGCACGTTCTAATGCCTTGTGTCTACTAAACGTTTCAAAGTCTGTTAGTAACCAGTCATAGTGTTGTTCATTAAGTCCTTTAGGAACTTCTAGTTTAACTTGCGTACAAGCACTATTAACAATCTTTTCTGTAGGAAGTGTATTGTGTTCTTCAACAAAGTCTTTGATAAACTCTGCTGACTGTTGTAATCTTCTATCAAAATTCTGTGGATCGAATACAGCCTGACAACGCACATAAGTCTGTGCATCGCTTAACATTATCTCCAAATAAGTTTTTTGGATATCAAATCCATAATCAGTATTTTGTTTCATCACTTTTTATTATACCATATTTTATCGTTAAAGTCAATGTGTTTTTCGTCCATTGCCAGAACTGCACCAATGCAACTACCAGGATCACCTGGATTCTTTGGAACGTATATAGTGTTCCAATTCTTTTTAATTTGATTTACTGCTACACTATTTAAAGCACAACCTCCTGTTAATATTAAATTACGACTTGGCAAGTTTTCCTTACACCATTTACTATTGCTTTTGAGTATCAATTCAAAAACAAATTGAGTAGCATTAGCTAATCTTTTCATATCGCTTTCAGTTGTAAGATCGGGTTTGTACCAACTACAACCTTTGTGTAGATTGTGTTTGAACTTAACGCCTGGCTTTGATCCATCTAATGGTCCATCAATAAACGTACCAATAACATCATTAACAAGATGTAAGTTTTCCTGTGTGCTTATATCATCACCTGCGGGTGCAACTTTATATTCTTCTGCATTAGGTTTGAATCCACAACGTTGTGTCATAGCACTATAAAATAATCCTACACTATGTGGATAGCCCTGTGAAAGAACCTGTGTTAGTTTATCTCCTTCACCTTTCCATATAGTAAACGTTTCAAACTCACCTATTGAATCTAAACACATTATGGTTGCGTTGTCTAGTCCACTAGTATAGTAACCATATGCGGCGTGTGACTTATGATGTTTAGCATACACTATAGGACAATGAACTCCCCATTTAGCAAGATACTTTTTAATATTGTTTTCGTTGTATAGCCAACCTTGTCCTGCTCTCCATTGTCTGAGAGTTTTCAAGAAAGGCTTTTCATACCAAACAACTCTATCAGGTGGACCATAGCTTTGCCTTGCGGCTTCTATTTGTGTCCAACTAAAGTCTGGATCATTAGGAACGTCAGAAAAGTCTTTGCTTAGACAAGCCCATACAAGCCTGTCATCAATGAACACGGCCAATGATGCATCGTGACTGTTTCCTACCATTCCCCAAGTAACCACTATCTAGTCTCCTTGATCTTATCTGCTAATCCGTATGCTACTGTTTCTTCAGCACTCATAAAGTAATCTCTATCCATGTCCTTCATGAAATCGTCATATGTTTTACCTGCTGTGTTGTGTTTCACATATAGCTTTGTTAAATTTTCTTTTAGGTATTGTATTTCCTTATAACGTATTTCAATATCACTTGCCATACCTTTTGCACCACCACTAGGTTGATGAATCATTGTACGTGCATTTGGTAACAGTATACGTTTGCCAGGAGCACCTGCTTGGGCTAAGAATGATCCCATTGAACAAGCCTGTCCTAATACAATCGTGCTAACATCACACTTGACAAATTGCATTGTATCATAAATGCTCATGCCACTTGTAATAACACCGCCTGGACTATTAATGTAGAAGTTAATATCCTTATCTGCGTTTTGACTTTCTAAGAAAAGCATTTGTGCAACTACAACGTTTGCACTATGGTCTTCTACAGGACCATTCAACATAACAATCCTATCTTTTAATAGACGGCTGTAAATGTCGTATGCTCTTTCTCCTTTGTTGGTAGACTCAACTACCATAGGTATAAGATTTGACATCTATTGGTTCTCCTTTATCATTGTATAAATTTTATGTAACGTATAAAACCAAACACCATTAATGGCTGGTTCTACTAACGCAACTGCACCAGCTTCCCATAAACTTGCACCCGTCATTACACTTACAACGGTCATAGCAATTATAATATGACCCATTGTGTAGATGACAGCAAGACTTAGAGAAGAGTTACCTAGCTTCTTTGCTACGTTAAATATTCCTTCACTAAACTCAGTCATTGCTCCCCCTTTCCTAAAACATACCCATAACGTTAAAGCTCATGCTAACACGAGTCACGTCACTTTTAAAAGGATATACTGTGTGTTTAAGGCCTGCATGGAATAATAAAAAGTCTCCTGTCTTAGGAATAATTTTATGTGTTCCATTTACGCCGGTTACGTCTGGGCCATATACAAATTCAATTTGGCCTGGACAATTCATATTTGTGTCTTTTGTATATTGTTCTTTTGCAATTTCTTCTGGTACATTAATGTAAACTACACTACTAATCATACCACTGTGGCTATGTATAGGATTAAATTCATTTGCAGTTTGAAAGTTAATCCAGGGGCCTGTACCTAAATTAAAATGCTTTTCACTAAAGTCTTCCTTAGGCATATTGTCATTAATCAAATGACTTCTAAACCTTTCGTCTTCGAACGTTAAATATTTTCTAACGTGTGGTTCTATAAGTCCCATAAATTTAGCTTGGTCACATATAATACCAAGTTGATCTTTTATGTTACCTGCAAGATCAGATCCAACATTTTGTCTTGCGACATAAGTTTCGTCAGCAACTGTTTGAAGATATTTTACTTCTTCATCAGTTAGCTTACCGTGATATATAGTTGGACCAAATGGTCTTACAAACTCAGACATTAGTGTTTTGTAGGTCCTTTCATTTCCTGTACATCATCGCGACCTAAGAATATAGCCTCCATGATGTCTTCATAGTCTTCTGGCGAGAGTGCCGTCTTATAAATTTTAATTGCTTGGGCACACATTACACCTGCAATCTCTAATGGATCATAAAGAGTATCTTTGTCTTCTAACATTTCGTTAACCTTGGACTCAATAATTCTATATGCTTCTTCTGTTCTATCTTGTGACATATTATCCTACTTGTATATAAATGGGTCCTTCTTTTGTAGCTCTTTGATTCTCTTCTTGAACTTTCTACGTTCCTTCCAATTTTCAAAGAAGCCAGTAATTTTGGCCCATAGTTTTTTTAACCAAACCATTTTTTGCTCCTTAATTTAATTTTTAATTCTGAATCTTCTGTGCTTGAAACTATTGTATGAAGTGTGTACATTCTGCCATACTTGATTACTGCGTCATTAACATCTTTGACATCATCAGTCCAATCTGGCATACTTACTGACCAACCTAATTCTATTGCTTGTTCCATTAATTTAAATCCGTTATCATCACGATCCGGAACTAGTATTACTTTCTTATTTAACGCATTAATGGCCAAGGCCTGTTGATCTTTGACTTCGCTACCTAGTAGTGCAACACCGTCTACACCAATAGCATCAAACGGTCCTTCAACTACAATACAAAATATTCTTTTGTAGTTCTGAGAATCTAAATTAAACACATAGCCCGGCTGTTGTTCACTCATATACTTTGGACTTCCGTCATTAACTTTACGTGCGGTCCAACCTACAATTCTACGTTTGTTGTTATCAAATTCTTTATGATAAAACGGAACGATGAGTCTATCCTTATAACCAATCTTAGGTGTCCAATGAAAGTCATAGTCGTCTAAATATATTTGCCTAGACTTCATATACTCTAAAACTTTAATTAGATTTTCATCCATACCACCCGACTCTAATGCTTTCCAATCATGCCAATCATTAATTGGTCGAGCACCTTCGGGCAGTTCTTTGTCGACGAACTTTGGAAGTTCTACAATAGTTTGATTGAAACCTTTGGTCTCATTAAACTGTAAAACTGCCAAAGCCAATTTAGTAATTGTATCGTCTGAAGCACCTAGCCATTGTAACAATAATTTCATCTTGCCAGATAGCTTACGGCCTGTCTGCCAAGAAGCTTTGAATCCACAGTTAAAACAATGATAGCTTACTCCGTCTTGGGTTTGGTTCTTTATTAATCCTCCACGTTGTCTTTGGTCTTGAGTAGTCCCATTGTGATGACAGCATGGAGCATTGAATGAAGTCCAACCAGATGGAGTTGTTTTCCGTTTACTGGGAAGGTGGGCAATTATCGTATCATAAACTAGACTACTCATACTACTATTATAGTATAAAATGTCTACAAAGTCAACTAGTTTCTTACCAGAACTTTATCTATTGTGCCGTTTGTTTTTGTATATTGGACACGTAAATGACTGTACACACCGTTGAAGTTTATATACTTTGGAGTGTCAGGATTGGCTAAAGCTAGTGTTCCTACAGTACCCCAATATGTACTTCCTGTTATTGTGTTGTCCAATGTTGCTTGTATCAAAACATCACCAGTAAAGTCAGTTGAATAAACTGCCGCAGTATGTAATGCTTCGTTACCATTCTTAGCCGGCTCGGCTGTGATTGTTTCACTTACATAGATGTCTGTACCTACACCTGTTTCAGTAAACGTTTTAATGTTGTAAGTATCTGCTGGACCAGGAAAAGCATCACCTTCAACTTTAATTGTACCTTGTGCATCATAATGACTGTTAGCATACGTTAGTGTTTTGTCACCACCTGTCGCAACCATGTAAACATTGTAGCTACAAAACTGTCCTTGTACGTTTAAAAGATCGTTCTCAGTTACTGTTACTGTAAACTGTCCTTTATAACTTGGTGTTGATGTTTCTTTAATAGTTCCGTCACGTTCAACGATCATCTTATTGTTTGCGTCGAACATAACAAACTTAGGCGTGTAAGTGTTTAATATGCTTACAGGCTTCTGGTCTGGATTCTTAATCTCAAAGGTCAAGACATTATCTATCCCTCTGTAGACTTTCATTGTTCTCTGGTACACTGGTCTATACTCCGTTATGTTGTTAGTCAGATCTGCTATGAGTACTGACTTATTGGTTGCTAAATATCGATATGTTAACTGCATACACATATTTATCGAGATCATGTTACTAAAAGATATAGAAACAAATTTCCCCTTTTTAAGCATCGTACAGTACGGTGGGAACGAGTATGTTGGTATTATAAACAACCAAGATAACTTCGTTACTAGTATGTACGTATACACTATGCTACGGTCAGATGAGGAGAAGAAACACTTCATAGACATGGGTGAAGTATGGTGGTTTGAAAGCAACCGTACAATACCTATTAGCATATTTCTTCCTAAAGAGTTTGACCTGTTTAGACATTGTCTAGTTACTATGAACAGCAAGGACGTAAAGGTTACAACTGGCCCTGTAGTAAACATAGGTAACTTGTCAATTAAACGCATCAAACGTAAGAGTGTTCAATTAATGAGAAAGCCAAAAGAAAAATGAAACTAGTAGTAGCAGGTTGTAGCTTTTCAGATTACTTAGAAAAAAATAGCTATACATACGGAGAACAGTTAGCCGCGTTCTTAGGTAGGGAGTATGTACATGAGGGCGCCGGCTCAGGATCCAATTGGCGTATATGGCGTACTATCGGAACCATGATACATAACAATACACTTGGCCCAGATGATATAGTAATAGTGCAATACACTAATACTGAAAGACAAGAGTTTTGGTCACAACATCCACCAGACAGACCTAATGTGTACAACGGAATAAAACGTAGACCGTTACGTGAAGCTGGTCCAGAAGGTGGTAGTATTATTAGATACAAAAGCCAATCACATACTTGGCTTTGTAAACCTTTTCCTAAGGAAGGTAGATTCGTAAGAAACTATGAAGAAAGACACGTGTCGGAAGAGTTTTGTAAACAACAATTCCTAGCACACCATACAATGTTTATGAGTGCGTTACGTGATAAGAAAATCAAAACTGTGTTCTTACGCAGTCGCATAAATCCTTTCTTTGATTTAGATCAGGATCACGAATTTAATTCTTATAAGGAAGCAGATGAAGATTTGTTTAATGAAGCACACTATTATGAAACAAATGATCCATCACATTTAAATGACAAAGGTCATTACAATCTCGCAAGAAAACTTAACAAGCATATTAAAAATTTAGGTTGGAAGTAAATCTATTTGTATCTTTTCGGACTTAACTTAGGTCTGTAATGCTGTGCTTTGAACAAGCTATTATGTATGAACTGTGTAACCTTGTTGTGCATACTTCTATGGTCACCTACTAACACTTCCATTTCATAGTCTTCTCTCTTAAAAGGAATTACTTGGCATATAGGCATACCATATTCAAATGTTATTTCTTCACCCATAGGTGCAGTAAAGAAACTATTAATGTGTGCTTCATGATATAAATCCGTATCTATTATACCATTCATTATTTCTAAATTCTTATGTTTGTTATAGTAAGGTGCAACAAACATACAACTATATCCTGGAGGTGTTTTTACATACCAAGGATTCATAAACTTAAAGCTACCATTGAATGTATCAGGACCAAACGGATAAGCATCCATCTGTTCCATAGGGTGTGTACTAGCACCAAACATACTTTGTTGTCCACCTGGCATTCTCCATCTAATACCTTGTGGTTGTTCTTGTGTACTTGGTACACGTACTA